TCATGCTTGTTCCACCTCCCATATATGATTTCTACTTATCCAATTTTTAGCTTCTTCAGTATGGATAGATAACTGATCAAACGATACATTACCATCTTTCCATGGATGCCACGGCATTATACCTCTCAAGGCCTCTTGATGTGTAATTTTATTCTTTTTTAGGTCATCTAGCAATACCGCAATATTTGGTTTCCCATCTGCAACTGGACCATAAACCAATGGAATTGTTTGATTTATGTTATTCAAATTACCGTAAGATGTGTGAGTTCTATTACTTAATATAAAATTACCCCAAACAGTATCTGGTTTATCAAATATTTTGCAATTATTTATTTGTACTTGCTCTATATCGAGCTCATACTCAAATACTATAGGTTGAACGAGCTTTTTAGAACCGTCTCGAATAATTCTTTTGTTAGCGAACTTTGTTTTTCGCAAAGCCTGCTCCTGAGCTTGTTCCATGTTGCTTGTAAGATAAAAACCTACTCCAAAATCTGGGCGAGGGTTGGCTCCTAAAATATTGATATTGATTCCAACTTCTAGGGAATTCCGATGATTATCTGTAGTACCATGAAAAAGTTTTGTAGGAAGAATATTCTGACTCAAATTCCAACCTTCTCCCCCACAGTAGAATCATTGAATAATCCTCTATACACTTCAACAGGATCTTTATCACCGAAAGCAATACTCATAACTGATTTCATGTGATTTTCTACCATATTTAGAGTTAAAGAAATTAGTTTTTCCAAATTTTTTCCGGTGGTATTAAACATGCCAGTGGCTCTAAATGCTACCTCACCTAAATTTCTATATACAAAAAAGTGTCCCATCTTAAAATGAACATTAAGGTGAGAGAAGAACAACGAAACTTCATCGAATTTATCACTTGGTACTTTAACTGGAAAAGTTGATTCTAGTATAAAGTATTCATTATCAATGATAATTGTCACGTCAGAAGAAAAATCTTCACCTTTAAAAGGGAGATAAAATGCAAAATCATCTAAACTTTCTTGGTAGGAAAAACTGTACTCATCTAAAATCCCTTTAACTTGTTCAAATCCTTTTTGTGATTCCATTTCTATTCCCTCCCTCTTCTTGAATATGTAGTATAGACTGTTATTCGACTTAGTCCTCGAGATCCCTTCTATTCCCCTTACATGATTTTATATCGGTAAATTTAATATAAAATTAAATAATATTAAAAAGGACCCCGCGTCAGTAATTGAACGGAGTCCCTTCACCGATTCTTTCGGATTACTTTTATTATACATTCCTTAACTTTTAGATTCAATATTTTTCAAACGTTTATCTAGATCAGACACATTACCGTTAGTCGTAGCAAACAAGACCAGGATATTTTTCCTGAGCCGATTAATGACTACTGCTGTTTCTTCCCTCGTGATCTGCGCCCCTGGACGAATCCCGTCAAAATAACCATTTGCCGTTACCTCAGCCCACGTCGTCTCAGCCCACTTGCTTGGTACGTTAATGTCTCTCCCCTGTGTCACCGGCTTGTCCTCCTTCGTATTGACCAGCCCCAGGTATGTAGCGATACCCTGGACGTGCCCATCAATGATCGCATCGATCACACTAGATTGCTTCAAGCGATCAGCGTCAGCTGCCACATCGATAAACAAGTTTTCCGTCAGGACTGCTGGCATCTTGGATTCCCGTACCATATGCAGGTTCTTCGACTTCTGGCCACGATCAATACCGCCCAGCTTTGTCATGATGGCTTTATGCAGAGCATCCTGCAGCTTCACACTGTTCTGGGATGCAGACGTATATCGGTAGGACTCAAACCCTCCCTTACCGCCGGCAGCGTTGCAATGGACAGATACCAGGATGTCAGCACCAGCAGCGTTTGCCTTGGCTGTCCGATCGCGCAGCTCCAGGAATACATCTGTGGATCTAGAGAGCAGCACCTGCACGTCAGCATAGGCTGCCTCCAGTCGTGTCTTAATGCCTAGCGTTACCTTCAGAGCAATGTCTTTCTCCTGGATCCCGTGGCCAACTGCTCCTGGATCCGTACCGCCATGTCCTGCATCGATCCAAACTTTATACATCTGCACCATCTCCTTTGCTTACTTCTGGCAATCCAGCTAGACTTGTGAGCAAACTTGTGATTACGGATAATACAACTGTCCCGCCCACTACGCGCCAATCCACCGCTGTGAATACAGTAGTTGCACCGATTACACCGATAGCAACCTGTGCGCCTGTTTTAATCGCTCTTACGCCCGCAGCTTTCCACCATTTCATTGTCATGATTACATTCCTCCTAATTTAAGTCCTGCCCAAACAGCAGTAACGATTGCACCAGCAACACCTACGATTACAGCACCGTAAAAGGTGCGTTTAAACCACTTCTGATCCTCAGCCTGAGCCTTCTGTGTAGCCAGCGCCGTTTCAGCTTTACGCAGCGCATCATCCGCAATCTCTTTGGCCGATTGCAGCATATCCACTCTGTGATGCGCTGATTTTGAGGACTGATCCGCATTACGGGCAATCTCCCGAACTGTTTCTACGGCAGCAGCCAAAGTTGGTACGACTTCCAACGTTTTCTCAATACGTGCAAGTTGGATCTGAATATCGACAAGCAACTTCGAATTTTCGTCAGCCACCTCTCTCACCCTCTCGTCCACGATCTTCTCCCCCTTCTCTCTATGAAAAAACACGCCCAGGAGTTGAGCGTGTTGGTCTATTTATATGGAACGATTGCTTTTGCAGCATCGACGCCCTCCTGGGCTAAGTCGTTGAGCTGCTGTTGCATCACGCGAAGCTGTTCCCGTTTCTGAGCCTTGTTCAGCGTTCGATTTGCTTCCAGCTCACGCATCTCTTTCCGGACTGAGCCCATGTCCTTGCTGATCCGGTTAAACTGCTTACGCAGATCGTCATTGTACCAAGCAGGCAGATCCCTTAGATCCTTATCCGTATTCGCCTGATCCATCTGATCCTTATAGTTGTAGAACTCTTTGGAAATGTCATTACTGTACACAGGATCCGCTGTCATATTGGTGACAAACGCATTACCCACCGACTGCAGGACATTGGTGCCCTCGTTGGCAGGCGACATCGCCGGCAAAGCAAGTTGACCAGCAACACCTGTGTATTGCCGAATAAGATAGTCTAGCTGCTTAGGCGACATTCCTGTTTGCTCTCCAATGAATTTAGACAACGAACTTGTCCGGGCATCAGACTGCAGCTCAGGAGACAAACGCTCCAAGTATCCGGGCACGATAGGCGCATCAGCAAAGTTACGGTTAGAAGATACTTGCGTCATAGGGCCAAAAATCGTATCACCCAGGAGCCTGTCCGGGATGTTCGCATCCTTCTTGGTCAGGGATTGAATCCCCGGTGGTAAGAAGTTTGTCCGAAGCGCATCAGCAAAGTCACGGAAGGCTGCTGGATCTTCATCCTGAAGCTTCCGCATCAACCGCTCCGGGATATCGCCAAATAACACGCCAAGCTCCTGCGGCTTCGCGATCCGGATAAAGGTACCATCGCCTTTCGGAATCAGAATAAACTGATCCTTGATACGGTTGCTTAGCTTTTGGTAGTTCGGATCATCATGGTTGACTGCATAAGCTACCAGGGACGGGATCGTGATGGCCAAGACGGATTTTATCCCCGCCTGAACAGGATTGTCTTTGTACATCCGGGCAAAACGGTCAACCCCTTGAATGGCAGCGTTCATGTATGGAAACACTTTGTCCAGCTCCCGGGTCAAGGTACCGCGCCGTTTGAAGTTCGTCGTTAAGTCCTGAGCTTCATACAAGGCGTTCAAGACTTCGTCCTGTGAGCCTTTTCCACCTTTGGACAACCTTTTATACTCGGCGAGTCTTGGCGCTGTCTCCAGGACATTCTGGAAGTTCTCCAGGATATCAAATGTCTTCGGAATAGCATTTTTCAAGGCTGGCTGCGGCAGGATCTTCCGTTTACTCTGAGCCAGCAGATTACGGTTAGCCGCAACAGCTGAAGAGTGGCCACCGCCTAGTGCCTTGTACTGCTTGTAGATATCCTTATTCAGGAACGTCTCCATAGACGCCTGAACCAGATCCGCTACGAAGCGAATCGGGTTTCCGGTTGACTTGCTAGTTACATAAGCCTGGGGAATGTCACGGAAGATGTTACGCGTGATATTGAAAATAGGGTTAGCCCCTGTCGTCAGCATCTTCATTTTATTGGTGACCCAGCCCACCATGTCCAGGAGCATCCCTCCACTATTGGGACCCAAAGCCGTAACTGCCTCGAGTAAACTCTTATCATTAATCTTCACATGCACAGGCTCACCGTTGACCAGGACCCGAACAATATTGTCCTTATCCAGCTTCGTGTTCTGCATCACGCTGTTGAAGTCATCGCTGAATCGAGAAAGGAGATCCTCCAGTCCATCCGCATCCAGCAACTGCTTCGTAATATCATCCAGCTTCTCCGGCTGTTCTACGATTTCCGCAAAAGCCTTAAAGTCCTCTGGAGACTGTTTAATATTATTAACAAATTGTTGCATGACCTTGTTGCGGTTGGCCGATTTCACGTAGGCGTCAACGTTCTCAATAGTTGCCTCGATCGGACTGATAATCTGACGCTGAGATCCACCTTTCTGATAGCCCTTCACTGGGTTTCTGCCACCAAAGCCTTTACCCTTAGCCCCGCCAATCTGCTTACCTGTCTTTTCCAGCTCGCTAAAGAAACGTTTATTCGGCACATAGTAGGGGTTAGCTTCAAGCCAGGCTTCAGCCTGTTTCGGTGAAATGATACCAGGCTCGACTAGCCACTTCTGCACCATGGTGTTGTTGAATTCATAGAGCTGATCGGCAATCTGCTTAAACTCCGGAAACTCAGCATCGTACCGATCCAATTTGATCTGGCCAGCTTCAGGTGTCCAATTCAAGCTATCTTTAAATACTTTTTCCCCGCGATCAAAACGGGTAATCGCATGCCGGTTAATGAGATAATCCTCGAAGTCGAGGAATTTACCTTTCGGCAGCTCACTCAAAACCTGTTTGAGGGATGCTCCTACGGTGTTGCCTGCGCTGTCCACTAGCCCGTCTGTCACGATTTGACGTGCGGTCATGTCTGCACCACGGGTACCTAGAGCAAGCTTGTGGGTACTCTCTGAGGCTCTCAGGCTACGCCCCATTACCTTCTCCATCCATCGGTCAAACTGGCGAAGCGGGTTAAGATCATCGACCAGGGCTGTATAGGCTTTATTGGCCAATCCTCCTGGAGTGCCTAGCTCAATGCTATTACGTGACCGGATCTGACTCTTCGTATCTGATAACGCTGCGGCTGCGTAGGGATCTCGATTCTTCCCTAGCCCCGATACTCCCAGTCCAGGCTGAGCTGCCTCACCTAACTCTCGAATAGCTCCAGTCAGATTGCCTGATCCAGCACGATTCCGTAATGCCGAGATCCCTGCACCAGCTCCACGAAGTAGCAGGTCACCACCTGCACCCAGCCCTGCGCCTAGCAATGTATCTGTTGCAATGCCTCCAAGATCTTCACCTCTTGCCCAAGCTCCTGTACCGCCCTGCAGACCGCCAGCAATACCCTCTCGAACAGCACCCGTCGTTAAGCGGGTTGCTTTATCTACGCTCATGACCTTACTTGGCGCCTGGGCAATCTTATTGATTACGGATTGGCCAACTCGGCTATTAACGAGCATGTCAGATCCTCTATTTGTACTGGAGAGCATGCCGAGGCCAGGGGCTCCAATAGTTGCAGGGTTCGTTACGGATCCGATAGCACCACCTAGTAGATCGGCGGTAAAGTTAGCTGCCCTGCTACCTGTGTCACCTGGTGCCATACTCGGCGTGCCTGTAGCCACTTGTCCAGCCGATCCGCCTAAACGGGTAACAAAATTGCCCACGGGATTCCCGTAGGCAAGATAGTTCATAGCATTTGAAAATGGGGATACGAGACTTGCGAATGGACTGGTCGCCGCATCCTGGGCGATCTTCTGCTTATTCGCTTCATAGGTTGATATCTTCTGCGGCTGTGGCTCCAGCGGAACACCTGAAGCTTGCTGGTACGTCTGGAGCGATTGTGGGTCACCACCCAAGGAACGCCCCAGGGTTGAATTACTGAAAATATCCGAGCCCGTTTGAGTGAGTGCCGGCGGCAAGGATGACTGCAGCTCACGCATCGATGGCTGGTTGGCCAGAAAGCTTTTGACGGCTTGCGTACGCGGGTTGATCTGGGCATTAGGCTGCTGCCTGTTCAGGGTTCCACTTAATGCTGCATCCTTGACCTCCAATGCCTTTTTACGTTGATCTTCTGTAAACTGTTCAAGCCTTGTCGCCATAAGACTCCTCCTATCTCAGCATGCCAAGCGCATCCTGGAGTTCTCTTTTGAATCGATCTGCAACGGCTAACTGAATATTACGTGGCGAAGACTTAAAGTATTTCGCCCCACTATTAGCTCCGCGCTCTGTGTACAATCTTCTCAATATTTCTGCGTCTGACATATTAGCCGTAATGCCGGCATTCTTAATGACTCGCGCAGCTCCACCCTGACCATGCTGTACCGATGTTGACCATAGCGCAGCCTGGACAGCTGGTGATCGCTTGTTTACATCCAGTCCCGTACTCTTCAGGACAGACTTAGCAATCGGGTCATAGAAGGTTTGCTTCGCGTAATCATGCTGAGCCCGTGCAAAATTCTTATTGGATGCAGCAACCTGTTTCCAGGCTGCATCAAAACTAGTCGAACCTACAGGATGTGCAGCAAGTGTTTTGTAGGCTGCGGGATCTGCATTCTTCAAATACTGCACGAAGCCTTTAGCCGACCCTTGATTAGTGGTGAATTGATAAATGCCGTAGCTGGCTCCGCCTAAGTCGCCCTTTGTTCGAGCGATAGTTCCAGCGTTGCCGCTTGATTCATATTTAGCGGCCAAAGATCCAATGATAGCTGCTCCGGTGGCGGCTCCGGAGCTAGTCAGTTTCCCGAGTTCACGGCGTACTTTCGATCCAGCTCCTGGATGTCTTTCTGGGTAAGACCCATAGATAACAGCACCTGATCGTCTTGTCCGATTGGCAGCCCGAAACCACTCACTTGCTGGTAGATCTGATCCTTCGTGGCGAAATCTGTAGGCGGCGTGAACTTCTGAGTGTTAGGATCGGTAAACTGAGACTGTAACGCACTAAGCACCTGGTTGGCACTCATGCCGTTATACTCCGATGATGGAGCGCCTTGCATACCCAGCCACGCACGAGAATTCTCATCCTGGTTGATGGCCAGCATCGCATTACGATACGCTGTTTCATCCCTTTGTTGTAGTTCTTGTAGTGCATAGTTAAGTCCGAACTGATCAACACTTTGCTGAAACTGGGCACCCCACTGACTATCTGCAACTGCATCCCTTGCCTTCGAATAGGCAAACTGCTCAACAGCAAAGTTATTCTGCCATTGCTGCTGACCTTGGTTGAACGCTTGATTCTGGCCAGCCATGGTAAGCTGCCCATTCGGATTCGCTGCCTGACGAACCAGACCGCCCCAATCAGACTGCGGCGTGATCAGCTTGCCTGAAGCATCCATGTACATACCAGCCGCTTGCAAGTTCGCCTGCTTGTTACTCAGATCCATAGTCTGACCCTGCAGGGTACGAATACCTGGTCTTACCTTCGCTGCATCCGCACGACTAACATTAGCTCCATACTGGCTAGCATCGATGCCCATCGCCGTAAGTTGACTACGAATAAAATCAGCTTGTTTGCTCAATGCAGCACGATCCTCAGCGGTAATTCCTTTAGTCTCAGCTTGTTGTTTCAAACTATCTATTTTGTTGATTGCATCTCGTGCTTCAGTTGGAAGATAGTTTCCCGTGACAGAAGCCTCTTGAAGCGGATTCTGGAAATACTCCTGATTCTGCAGACCGTAGAGGTTGCCTAGGTTCCCGATGGCATCTTGGCCAACACCATAATTCATCTGTTGAACCTGCAGATTTCGATTCGCATCATCACTATATCGCTGGTTTGCCTGTTGCATGAGTTGAGGCACCAGATTATTCGCAATACTCTCCATAGCCCCTGTGCCGATCTGGTTGGCCACCGTCTCACTCCAGGATGATTTACCTTGCCCTGTTGCTCGTAGTCCTGCATTCGTATCTGCTTGCTGTGTGACCACATTACGTTTAGCCTCGGCAAGCTGTGCCTGATACGCTGGATCGGTTGTCTGATCATAGGAGAAAGCTTCAGGCTTCGTGAATTGGAACTGGGATTGGTTATTAATAAAATCATTGATCCGGCCAAGTGTGGCTTCTGTACGGCTACCGGGAATCGCAAAATTGTTCTGCGCTGCTGGTGCGGGATTAGCTTGCACATTGGAAGCTGTCTGAGTCATCGGGGCTTGATAGCCCAGATTGACATTGAGGTACTTAGTTTGTGCTGAGGTATCTAATCCCTGGTTCTGACGGTTCGTGATCGTGGCCAGCGTTCGAGCAATCTCACTTTGCCGATAGGCATCGTCATTCTTGATCTGCGCCTGATTCGCCGTGATTCCCTGGCGCCCGGCAGTATTAGCTGTTGCGTAGTTAATGCCACCGTTGCCAAGAGACGGTGAATTGGCCGCACCGGATACAGTTGGTATTTTGACCGAAGCAGCCGAACCGAGGGTACCGATAACAGGCTCATTCTTCTTTACAGTAGTCGTACCCGTTGTTGTATAAACCACCCGTGCCACCTCCTTAATACAAAATAAAAAGGACTCCTCAGGAGCCCTCACGTCTTAATTTCTTCCTTTTATTCTCATCCCATTTTCGATAGATCAATGCCGATGCGCCTAATAACATTGTGATAGTAAATAATAGGATTGGATTAGCGGCAATGAACCCTCCAAATGCAAATAACAACCATAACAAAGGAAAACCTATAATATATTGAAGTGCTATTTTAATCTTTTTACCCATTAGTTAATACAGCCAGTTGGGATTCTAGATCAGTTAACAGAGCTTCTTGCTCAGCTAAGTTAGCTTTTCGCATTTCAAGGAAACTTTCTTCGCCTGTACTATCTTTTGAAGGATCGTTAATCACAGATTCACTTGCTGCAACAAGCTTTTTGGTATCTGCGATCCGTTGTTCTGCAACAGCGATCCGTTCCTTCAGTCTAGTTATTTGATCTTCCACGCTCTGCCCCTTTCCAGGCGTTGAGGCCGTTGGTGTGCTGGACGTGTTCGTATTCAAAATAATTTCCTTACCCTGCATACTTACATCGAATCCAGCCGCTTCCCCTATCGATCTAGTAGGTGAATAGCTTTTACCATCAACAATAATCGCCGTGTCTAACTCTTGACCATCAATCTTTACAACAGTCTGGCCTTGAATCTTCTTACCTACTAAAGATTGAATATCATCTGCGAAAGCCGAGGCAGATAGGACGAATAAGGCACCAGCTAGGAATCCAGCAACATACTTTTTCATGTCAATTCTCCCTTATACCATTTTCAACCAATATACCATAGCTTCCACAACAAGATATTCAAATTGATCCAAATTGTATCATCTATCCTCTAGGGCTTCGATACGGTCAAAAGCTTCTCTCAATTCATCCCCTAATGTTCGCCCTGGGGTATCTGCATAAATTTTATCCCAGTTTGTAAAGCTCATTTGATAGGCATCTACAAAAATGTTACCTCTTGCTTGTAAACCAAGAGACGAATCGCTCTCAAATATTGGATATCCCAGCAAATTATGAATTCTGCCTCTAGGAGTACCCGCCACTGTAAACCGTAAAGCTGGTGATCCCCCGTAATCAGGTTCTATAACAACGTGATTATTGGCATCACGAAAAGCCCCGAACACATTCCCCGTTGCGCTCATTTCACAACGCGGATATGCATTACGACGGGTCGCAATATAGGAACCGTAGATTTCAATCGACTCGATCAGACCTGCAACGATATGACCCAGGTTCGCACTGATCGCAGAGAGCTGGTTCACGGTGATCTTATCTGCAGTGACTGCACCAGCTTGAAGCTTCTCTGTGGAAATTGCCCCCGCCTGGATCTTCTCTGCAGAAACAGCATTCGCGCTTAGCTTGTCTGTGGTGATCGCTTCCGCTTTGATGTTACGAGCTTCGATACCATCCACTCGGATATTGTCAAAAGCAACATTGCCATTCAGGATAAACTCTAGATCCTTCGCCATTTTAGCTACCGTGTTGGCCAGATCCTTCACATACGCATTCATTACAGCTACGTCAGCAGTATTTGGTGGTGCATGCATACGTGGCGCATCGCCCCATTGTGTCATCCACAGACCTCCTAATATAACGGCAGCTGACGAATCTGCCGCGTAAATTCATGTATCCGTACATATCCAGATCCGGAGAACCGAACACGTACCCAGTTATTAAGTGTGAACTGACGTACTGGAATGATTACCCGTTGTACTTTTTGTCCAGGTGATCCGGAAATACTCTGCACAAGCGTCCAATCGGAATCGCCAGTTACCGAGGGAGACATGTGAATCTCCATACTCCCCGTCAGCTCAACAACAACCCACATCTTGTACCATCGCATCTTCTGAGCAAGAGACCCGCCGTTAAAGGGCTTGGTAGTTGCCGACCAAGGAATTGCACTGCCTGCGTCAGTAGTGCCCCCAATCAACAATACTCGTCCGGATGAATCCCCCACATAGAGCCGGTTATCCATTTGAGCAAATTGCACGGCACGAATCCCGTTCCACTCACACCAGGATTCCACTCCTGATCGAGGATCGTAAACCATCATCTGTTCGGGCTGAATGTTGAAGTACAGCTTTCGGCCATCTGTTCCAGCCACTGTATCGGGTCCAATGTTACTCAGGCGTTTGTCGATGATCTCGCTGAACCTTCGAGTCGGAAGTGTTCCACCCCCGTACTCATAGATACCCGTACGATGCATAAAGCGCATGAAACCCTCCTGAGTCAATGCACTCTTATTATTGGAGAGCCCCATATCCTCAGTAATCAGCCTGACATTGAAGTCCGCAGGAATGCCCCCATACAGCTCATGAAGACTACCAGGCATCCCAATGGTCAGTTTGCTAAGGCTACCCGACAGCATGTTGATATCCTCACCACGTGTAGATTCCATCTGTCTGCGGTAGCTATCCTGCTGGTTGCCAGCAAACTGATTCCAGTTTTGCGGTTGATCCAGTGCAGATGACCACAGCTCGTTCCCTACGGCACACCATAGCCGGTTCTGATACGTCGTGATGTATTTACCGTTCGAAGGTGCTCCGCTCAGCACAGACACCGTGGAGCCGTTGTATCGACGCATGGTATCCACACCATTACACCCAATGAGGTTAACCCCGCCTAAATTGCCGTCGAAGTTGGTAAACGTCCACTCGGCAGATGTGTTCAGACCACTGGCCAATGTAGCCCAGGAAGACCCATTCCATCGTCTCCACGTCCCATCGCTGAACACAACGTGCAGCTCACGTCCGCGCCAAACACCCATACCGAGTACACGAGAACCATTAGCTCCGATGACCGTGTATCCAGGACGCGTGGAAAGCGCTGGGTAGTCATTGTTTGTCATGTTCTTCATTTCAGTCAGGTACGAATCTTCAATGGAATACGGATCAAACGTGTTTAGGCCACGAAATTCCCGTAGCGGGATCGGTGGCATGATACCCTCTAGGGGCTGACTCTGAAAGGTTGGATACTGAATCAACTTCATTTAGAACCACCCGCTTGATAGTTTTGTGCCGCTGTATTCCACGCCGCTCGATACTCATTGGTGTAATGGGCTGCTTTAGCGGTATCGTCCTGGCTGTTGGCCAGCATCGATGCAAGCGCAGGGATGAATGTCCAGTGATATTCCTCTGGAGCATCTGGTACAGCAGTTAGCGTCGAAGATAGGAACGTTGTTGTGGCGATTCGCCGGTACCGAAGGAACCCTTTCAGATTGCTATAGGGTGCAGGGAACAAGGATAGCGTCTTAGTCGTATCATCAAAGGCATAGGCGTTCTGCGCTGGCGTTACCTCATCCCGATCTAAGCTCATGTACGGGAACATCCCGATCATGACCAAGTCGATATTCTTCTGTCGCACATCTGCAGGTAGCGTGTAATCCTCTCGCCCCGAACTACATTCGAACTTCGTTATCTTCGGGATTTTCACAACGTTGAAGAAATCCTGATTCAACGCATTCAACCAGATCACTTTATCTGCAACTGGAACATCATTCGGAACAAGCATGTTAGCCTCTGAAATAATGTCATTTATATTCACGGGATCAACTCCCCCTTATTTCGCATAGAAGCCCCCTGAAGATCAGAGGGCACAAAATAGCGCTCCATATTGGGAACGCCTACTAAACAATATTTCCGTTAGAGTCCATATCTCCAGCTTCCAAGGCTTCAGCCACTTTATCACGGCTGCCTGCTGGCACTTGCTCCAGCTTGATCAGCCCTTTGTGGATCATCATCACATAAACAACTAGCATCGTCTCACCTCCTTTCATGAGTGCTACAGCCCATCGGATCAGCAGCCTGGCAAGCTTAACCCTCATCTGGTGATACCACACCAAGCAACATCATATGCAGTTCCATGAGAGCCAATTGGTTTGCGTTACTCTCGGCTGCCAGTTGTTCGTTGCGTACTTCCGATGCTTCAAGCCGTTGTTTCAAAATGTCCAGCTCAGAAGGTTCCTCAGGCTGTGGCTTGGTCAACTCGTCAATTTCTTCCTGGCTAAGTCCTTCGCTCCATAGGTCAGGAAAAGTTTCCTGAGGTTCGTCCTGGTACGCCTTCCATGCCGCTATGTCAAATTGAGGGCGAAACAGACCCGCAGGCATTGACACGCCGACCAGATACCCAGCAATCCCCGGCTCCGCTTCTTCCTTGTCTTCATCTGGCGTTGGAACCTGCTCGCTCTGATCAGGATCAAATATCACAGGAATCGGATCGGCATAAAAAGGGACGACACCACTAAAGGCATCGTCCACTATCTCGTCCTCTAAATAGAGTCCATCAGTATTTACTTTAGGTACGGCTTTCATTTGATCCCCCCTATGCTTCTGCTAAAAATGAAATATCTGCAAGGCTTAACCACCCATTAGCTCCCGTAGCTATAACGACATCTCCGTTATTTTTCACATCAACCCTTCCATATGTCTGCGAAGTCCCATCGCTACATTGTACTAAGGTTATAAATGTTTTCGAAGGAATAAAACCTTTGGGAAGTTTAAACGCAATTCCCGAACTTCCCACTATTCCGCTCTTGATAAGCCCGTCAAAATAAACCCTCCCGGCGCTATCTTTATAATATCTGGCGTTCCCATAAGATCCAGTCCCATAATCCACCCACCCATTAAGCAACGTAGGCGTAATCCACATTTGCGAAGGAGCATCTTTCTCAGCCTTCTTACTCTCAAGAACCGATATTCTTGTTGTGTTCTCTTGCAACGTTTTGACAGTATCCAGCAAAAGAGCCTTTTCATTTTCGGCATACGTTCCTGTGATATCCACTGACGGATATTTGACCATCATCAGATATGTGACGCTGTAGGTTGCTGCTGGATCGTAAGATTCTTTCACTAAATTCGCTCTTGATAATCCGTAAGAATCCGAAACATTCCTGCCAATGCTCCAGGCATAATCTCTTTTACTGTTTTTGTAAATGGCAATAATGTCACTCGCCTTATTTTTTAGCAAGGAAGACGAAACCTGAGTAAAGTTAATCTCCCGGCGACCATTTAGATTGGGGTTCGTATTCTCAGGAGCAGGAGTATATTCACGGAGTACAATCCCCGTTCCTACCTCTACTTGGTTATCTCCATCTATAAACGTCAATTGCCCCTCAGACGTTATCGGCTCAACTACTGGTGTAGCAAGCTGGTACTGGAGTTGGTATGGTGTATAGTTTGGTGCGACAGTCGTTGGTAAAGTAGTCGTACCGCCTGCATAAGTAGCGCTAATCCCATCAGCACGGTAAGCCCATCGCTTATTCGCCGCCCCGCTCCCATTGTAAACGCCTTGCCCGCTTGAACTTACCGTTACATCGTACATTTTCCATCCCATGAAATACGCCTTGATCTCATCCGCTGTCGGTGTGTATGCGTCTCCCCATCCACTGTCTGTGTTATTTACTCCTATTAAGGCGTAATTACCGGAGTTATTGCTCACGGAATGCTGTTCAATGGTTTTACTCCAATCACTTCTAAATTCGATCACGGAACCATCGTATTTCGTAAGATAAGAAGTGTATTCTACTTGGTCATAAGGAGCCTTTGGAAAACCACGAACACGTACTCTCTTAAATCCAGCTGCCATATTACCAGGAATTGAAAGGTTGTAATCGTCAGTAGTTAATGCATCAACGCCGATTTTAAAAATTCTACTCCACTTCGACACCTTGAAATACTGTCCATCACTCTCAAATACCATATCCGGGTTAGCCCCGGTATCTGGATTTGCGTGTAACTCCGTTTGTAATGCAAGCATAGCATCTTCACGTGGTACAAACGGTTTGGCTACATTGCCAATCGTGAGCATTGGTTCTTTAGCGTTTAAATCGCCAGCATCTACCCTATAGATCGTTACTCTAATGGATTGGGCGTTACCTTCAGTTGTTACGATCCCATTGTTGAGATATCTTGTAAAGATAGACGTACCTACAGCGTCAAACGTCTCTACAGCAACGTGTGTCCCGATGATATCAACCGATAAGTAATAATCAGTATTAGGTAGACATGGTACATTAACATAACTGTAGCTTCCGCCTGTGTTTGTCGTGTTTACTGACAACTCATAGGAAGAGACGATTTTTGCATCCGTTCCGAGTTGACTCCACTCATAAAACGGCGGTAACAGGTTATCGCCATAACGAATGACATACGGGTTTAACACACCAAAGATACCAATTTGACTTTGATAGTTAAGTGCCGTCCGCCCCTGTAAGCCAGCAAGCCTAAACGCCGCATCCTGATTAGCATTGATGACACTAATGCCTGGCTGGAGTGTAATGTCTGTTCGGTCAGGGGTATCGAGACGATCACTCAACCCTGTCAGCTCTGCGGCCTGATTCTCAAGCTCCTGACTATGAGCCAATTGAAGAGACTTATCAGCAGCGCTCATTAACCCACCCTCAGTCGCAGTGGCCGAGGGAATGGGATCTGCTCCATATTCAGTATGCGTAGAACCGTGTGCACCTGGAGCAGCATTCCCCGTAGCTGTTATGGTCAATTCTTTTGTCACTGGATTTGTAGAAACTCTTATCCCAACACCCTCTACAAGAGTAATCATGTCGGACGGATCGTTGGCTGCAACACCATTGATCACTGCGAATGCGTTTTGGTTGACCTCTGCCCCCGTCTGGATCCCGTTCAGCTTTTGCTTATCTCCTGCAGACATAAGTCCCTTAGTCGAAGTGGTTGCTTCTGTTGTATCGGCTTTCCAGTTCCAAGCTACTTTCTCCGCATCTGTGACGAAACGATTGGAACTATCCTGCGCAATAATTGCAGGCGGATGCGTAATAGGATGAACGTATTTATTCGCCTCGGCTTCCACGTTATTTAATTTAGCTTTATCCTCTGCAGACATAAATCCAGAAACTGTAGGCGTAGCATTCGCATGTGTGTGAACACCTGGAGCCTTACTATTCCAATTGACCTTATCTGCAGGTGTAACGTGAATCGTGGTATTAGCAATATGAGCGCTGAAATCCACGTTTTGCTGATCTGTATACTCCTTCGACTCTTTCAGGGCTTTATCTGCCTTAGCCTGTGCGCCTTGAGGTGTCTCCCACTGAGGAGGTTGTCCACCGGCAATATCGGTACTGGTATCTCTCCAAGGGTATCTACTCATGCTTTACCACCTTTCTTCCACGACATATCGCTCTTGCCCGTTCGATGCCGTTTGATATTCCATATAAAGTTGAATGTACTTGTTGTTATATTCCTCTGACTCACTGCCATTCGTTATTTCCCGCAGCACCCCATACACCAGGAGCATGTCGTAATCTGGATCAAAGCCGGTATCCTTGTCCATGTCATCCAGTCTGAGCGGGTACAGAACAGGTGCATGGAACACCTTGATCCCATAGGCTACATCTGTATCAGGTGTGGGTACAATTCCGATCTGTCCTGCTTGGAAATAATGGTACGGCTTGATCGATGCATTATGGAACTGCCTTAGCGGCAGTCGGACATACACATCGTCACGCAACATGGTTACCTCGGTCACGGCACTCTGGGGGCATGGCAATGTGTATGCTGGCTGATCTTTAACCAGGTCAATCGCCGTGCAAACCGTTTCGGATTGCTGTTGAGCTGACCCCAGGTTACGCAACAGGCGATCCCGCACCTGAGTAATCTTGCGCAGGATCGATGCTGGTGAGAGTGTATGGGGCGACTTCTCAATGATCTCTTCTATTACGTCGCTCACCTTCATGCTTTAAGCCTCCTATGATGCGATAATGCCAGCAGCGCGAAGCTTGGCCAGTAATGAGTTAAAGTCCGCAACTAACCCAGCTATGGTGGTTGCCGTGCTATCCGCCTGTGCTGCAGCTTGCGATCCAGATCCACCGCCACCTAAATCAACAGGCGCACCGTCTTCATCTACAAAGACAACGTAATCAGCTTCCCGCTTTTCGGGTAGTCTTGGTGCTTCGGCTGCGGGAATTACCCTCTGATAGTTCGGCTGTCGGCTGTGATTGATTGGCATCATTAATCCCTCCAATTAGTTTTTCAATTAACCTGTTCATCTGCAGCTCCTGTCCACCTGACTTGATGCGGGATCGTCTGCTTCGAGCTGACTGTCTTCCACGAACACGACGAGTGACCTGGGATCGCTGCAACAATTGATTGGTACGTTGCTGCTCTGCATAAATGGCATTCAGCGCTTGTAGTTCATCCCGATACATGGTACACCTCCAAAATAGAAAAAGAGGAGCCGAAGCTCCTACTGAACGTTGTGGCCATAGATGAACGAGTAGTTGGTGAACCCGTAAGCCCAGCGGCCGATAGCTTTGAATTTGGATGCCTCAGTATCAAAATCTGTCAACGTGCCGTTCTCAATCTTACGTCTCCACTGCCAGATGTTGAACTGCTTCAGACGAGCTGAGTCAGCCGCAAACCAGTTCTTCCGTTTAGCTGCAGAAATGAACGGATTGACAATGACATTGATTGTGCCTTGATACATGTTCACGTCAAAGTGATTGCTGCCTGGCTCATACTTCGGAAGATCCGAGTCCGGCAAGCCCGCAATCTTAAATGCAGGACGGGCATTGTACGGGGAAACGATCAGAGTATCCGGAATCACCGCCATGACATCTCCTCGATCATCCACCCACTCCTGCATAGCCACAGCTGTATCGTCCCATGAATCGATATTCAGCGGGCTATCACCCAGGTTTGATTGCACGTCTGTGCTGTTCGTAGGGCTGTATGGATGATCGGCAGCAAACAACGCTTTGCCATCAGGTCCCGCATACTTATCGAGACGGCCACGCCAGTTTGGTCCCGTGGTATCAAAACCATTATTGAGGAACTCGACTGCCTGTAGCTGTTGAGTCTTATAAACTGAACCCGACAAAGATTTAATTCGTCTTGCGATCTCGGACAGCTTCAGATCGTCAATAAAGTCACGATCAATAATACGGCCATCACTAAATTTACGGTTCTTCAGGATCTTCTCCCAAAGCGCATCGACATCCTCATACTTCACCTGGTTGTTCGAATGCCCCCATTCTTCCATGGTTCCCTCGCTGCCGATCCCCGCATAAGACTCCATCTCCTTGCTGGAGGTGGTCACATTGTATAGCAACGGAATAAAGTCCTTCTTATTCGCCATTTCCATCTTGTATAACTCTTTGTAAATCGGCTCCAATACTTTCGGATCCCATTTCAATGCCGTTTGCATAGTATAATCCCCTCTCTAATCTTTCTAATTAGGACAGTTGGCGGTTCTTGACTTTGAACCGAGCTGTCTTTTTATTGGTGTTAATTTCAAATACTGCTAGAGATCCACCCGTCACTGTAGCAGCATTGGCAGAAAGCCCATCAGCAGCTAATGCAATAGCACTGGCTCCCGTAACGAAACCTGCTGCAGCAGTACCTGAGTAGGGCGCCTCGTACCAATCCCCTTCACGAGCCAGGATGAACTCTGTCTGCTGATCGGTACCAGACTTAACGTTAGAGGTGAGGAATCCCGCAATAGGATCCGTTGCCCCAGCCTTAGTCACCCGACCAGCAACAATCTTGATGGCTTCACCAGCAAGACCCGCTTCATTGTTCGTCATCAACTGTGACGTGATCCGCGTTGGATCCTTACCATAATCGTTGTAAATGTATTTAAATCCTTGTGGCATCGTGTACAGCCTCCTTATTTTTCAAAGTTTTTCGCATACTTCTCTGCACCTGCAGGGTCTAAGCCAAATGCGGCGAACGCAGCACGTAGCTCCTGAGGCGCCTGCGGATCCAAACTTCCTGGTGGATTGGTCTCCACCTGTGACCGCTTATTCAGGCGTTGATTCTTGATGAACGACTGTTCAGCCTGCTTCCGGGTCTGGGCAGAAAGCTTATCGCGGTGAACCAGCTCATACGCATCGATAGGGTCATACCCCCGCTGAATGCGTGACTGCATGTCCTGTGTAAGCCAAGGGGCAGACGTGCCATCCTCAGACACCTCATTGGCCAGGTCGGGATACTTACGGAAGAATGATTCCCAGGCCTCGACTTGCTGTTGTTGTTCAGTCTGCTGACTGCGCTGGGTTTGTGCCTGCTCTGACTGCTGAATCAGCTCCTGAGCTTGTTGAAGAAGGGGATGCTGCTTCAGATACTGATCCAGTACACCCGGATCGATCCCCGCATTCACGGCCTCATCACGCAGATTCTGCTGCAGACCGTCAAAGTCATCCTTCCGCTTTTGAACGGCCGCTTGCTCGATCTGATCCAGGTTGTCCAAGAGCTCCGCATGATCCTTATAGCCCTGCTGCTGTGCAAGGCGATCCAGGGCAGATTCGTATTGCTGATTACGCCCCTTGATCTTGTCGTAGTTCATGCCTTTCTCTACATAGCCCCGAACCTCCTCATCCGGTACTAGCGTTTCCTGACCGTTGTACTTCACTTGAAGCCCTTTGATGTCTGCAGGTTTAGCCGGATCTATGGCAGGATCCTCATCTCCTGAATCGATATCTGGGTCTTCGTCCAGATCCTCGTCCTTATCTCCGGGCTCATCTGTACCTGGGTAATCAATACCGAAAGCCTCGTAGTACGCTTGGATCTCTTCCTCACTGTGACGCTCTTGCTCTTGTCCCTCTTCGCTTTGGCTGGCGCTTGAGTTGATATTCATAACTAACTTCCTCCTAATCCGCTATGGCTGGCGGCAGAATAAATAGGCCAAAGGATTCTCACCCTTGGCCTGTTGGTTGCGACTGCATGAGCTGGCTTGCTACTTTCGCCGCATCCAAATTCATCTTCTGTTGCTTCATACCCTGCTCAAACTCACGATCACGTTCTTCACGCTGCGCCTGCTCTCCAGTAACTTGCTGGAGTGACTGCTGCATGGTTTGGTTCTCCTGACTGAGTTGCTGCACCTGAGCTTGTGCCTCCTGTGCCTGCTGCTGAGCTTGTTGCAGTTGTTGCTGCATCCCTGACGCCTCTTCAATACGGCGCTTAATGACATCCATCGGTTCCATACGTCCTGTTTGAATGACAAAACGAACAGCCTCCGCGTCCACCATCGGAAGCTGAGTCACGGGATCCCGCAAATTCATCAAGTTGAATACGAGCTGGAGCCAGTACTCTCTATCCTGAGGCTTGTCCACGCTTATGTTTACCAAGATGTCAAACTCAGGCACAAACTCCTCATCCACCGGAAACGCCTCTGGTTGCTCTTCTCCCGTCTCCGGATCAATCAGAGTCTTACCTGTCTCATACTGCGTTGGAACGCGAGAAATGACGGCATTCCGGCTGATAGAGACGTTACGACCAGTGACTCGTGCAATCCGTTCTGTCGTGTAGAACTGAGCAATCAGCTCCACATACTGAGCGAATACCTCCTCCAACGCTTCCTGAATCATGTCGGATGCGGTGTTGAGACGGGTACCAGCAGCAGCCATAAGAGCCTTAGCCTGTTCCCCACTCGTCACCTTGCTGCTGGCCTGACCATTAGAGCTATCAAACTGGCCAGGGATCTTCTGCAGCATCTCGTCATAGTAATTCAAGCCGTTGAACACCGTTGCCGGCACGTTCACACCCTGCAGCTCCTTCACATCATTCAAGCGACCCGGAGCTACGGGAAGCATGGCACCAGGCTGTCCACGTTGTTCCTGCCATGTACGGGGCTTCGTGATAGCTCCCTCTTCATAGGCAATAGCTGCACCGCCCATCTTGGCAGACGTCTCAATGCCGATCTCCGCATACTTGTTCTTCATGATCTGCGGCTTGATCATGTCACGAGCAAAGCCCTTGCCCCACACTGAGCCCTCTTCGGGGTATAGCGTCCGAGCAACAAAGGGATACTGCCCATGATCGTACATGTATGACCTATGCTCTAGCATGACGCCTGATGTAGAGACATAGATACAATGCACACCATCCATATCCCCCTTAGCCTTGGCCAACAGCTCCGATGGATCGTTACCAAGGGAGAGAGCTTCCTCAGCTAAGTCGTTGAACAGCTTCTTATCCTCCGGCGTCATGATCTTAGGTAATCCACGGTACCAGTACTCAATCAATCCAGAAGTCTTGTCTGTTCGATGATTCTGGCTTTCCGTAGTATCGTCCCACAGGTCGATATCCGATGAGCCGTTATCAGGCTGCACCTTCTCCCCCTGCTTCTTCCACCACCTGCGGAAGTATTCCAGCGGTTGCCGGGAATGAATGATGATCGCAGACATTTCCTGCAGGAAAATGAAATCATCGATGCGAGGATCTGGAAAGAAGGTAGCCAGGTTTACCGGAAGAATGTCATTACGGCCAGTGTACTTGTTCGATCCCCGGCCACCTTCCACCGTGGGGTCAAAGATGGTCTTATAGATCAAGGGGCCATGAATAACCATCCGGCGCACAGCTCTCATATGCTTGTGCTTGAACTTGATCTTGCGCAGCTCATACGGCATGAAGTCGTTCAGATCCCGTGCCTTCTCTTCGTCTCCAGGCTCAGGAGCGCTAAAGTCAGGGTATGGCATCCACCCCGCCAGTTTACCGACAATCGACTCCAGCTGAGAGAACACGATGTTATCCACGGAATCAGGTCTACGCTTAGATGTCGCCTCGGATCGTAGCCCGTGCCAGTGATCTCCCATGTAGAACCGCTGCTCCTTACGCCAATGCTCTTCCACCGGTTGTCTAGCAGCCTTGAATGCCTGGTAGTCCTCATTCACAACATCCCAGATGCGCTGCTGTTCTGGTGTATTGGGATTCGTGGAGTCTGTAGAATCCTCTCCTGTGAAGATCCCTTTCACCTTGTCGAGTATACTCATTCGTCATCACCCTCTATCGGCTCGTCATACCAGCTCATTCGCTTTGGTGGCTTGTCGTCTGGAGGTCGTCCAGGCTGAATACGTGTGGACAGGTACTCGCTGTGATTCCGTGCAACTAAGCGATTGGTCAGATCCTTGATAGCCTTATCCTGCTCTCGCAACTGCACCACCAGGAAACCAACGACCACGACATTAATAATGGCGAATACAATTTCCATTTTTCATCCTCCTATCTGCATAATCACTGTATAAAATATCTACTGGAACGAATTGTAAAAACCCTCAACCGCGCGGGTTAAGGGCATGTTGCATATATGATGCATAAACGTTTTGGATTGAATACACCCTTAGCCCTTATGTAGCAAGGGTTTGAGGATTCAGACTTTTGCACAAAAGCCCGGATTTTGAACACAAGTCCTGCATAAATATTGCATACAGAATTACCAGAAACCTTCAACCTCTGGCAGATCGTCGTCCTCATCGTCATCGAAGTCTGCCCGTCGATCTGGCAGCGACTCCGGATTGGCTCCCCAAGGCGTCTCCCCTTTGGCTGCTGTCGGTTGACTCATCACCCAATAGCGTAGCGCATCCGGGATATGATCCAGTGTATGAGAAGCTACGTCCTCCACCTTACGCGGATCGTACATCATAGCCGGGATCGCTTCAATGGCCTTTACGCACGTACTAAATATCTTGAGTTTGGCTGACTTGTAGAAGTTGCCGTTCACCCAGTCCACTTCATCCGTAACGTGCAGCCACTCACGCAGTCGCTTCCAGCCATTGACGCGTTCCTTCTTCGCCTGGATCAGTGGGACATCTTTCTGCGCGAAGATCTCGGCAGGCGTGATGTTCTCCGTCTTGGATTTGTTCCAGAACGAAGTATCAGCCACGTTGTATTCATACCGCTCTCTTACTGGGCTGTTCAACCTGGTGATCTCCACCTGCTCACTGGTTAAGAGCTTAGTCTGAGCCAGCTCCCGATACAGATAGCCGGTACCATCAGGCGCTAGAGCAATCCACAAACATACGAACGGATCCGTATAACCTTCATCCAGTGCCCGGTACTTCTTCCAGTCACGGGGGATCTCGAACGGATCCACAACATGAACAGCTCTGCTGAACTCACTGAAATACTGACCCGCGAATACATCCCAATCCCCTTCAAGCAGTTGCTTCCGCTCGATGTCGGGCAATGCAAGCAAACGCGCCAAATAGCCCGGATCCGATTGGACAAGGGCTTGGTTATCGTGAACGTTTGCGGGAATAAAGATACGGCTACGTATGATGGGCTGGCCTGCATTAGGTGTCCCTTCTGGCCAAAACAGCGTATTGCCTTCGTCGTCGGTCTCGGTAATGTGATGCACTGTCTCAGCTGTACCAGGTGATACGAACCGCTTCTTGACCCAGGTATGGCCTACACCGCCTGGGTTCGTCGTACTCTTAACGGATCGGGGGAACGGCTTACTGCCCCGCAAACGAGAAAGCATGTACAGATACCATCTTTCCTCGAACTGCGTTAACTCCTCCCACCGAATGACGTCGTACTCTGCACCCTGGTAGTTCGTGTAGTTAGCGTCATTGTCCCAGTACGCAAGCTCGATAACTGAGCCGTTGACAAACGTCCATTCATACTTGGATTGGTTGTACTTACCCAGCTCCTTCGGAAACACCTGCAACGTCCTGGCAATGATGGAACGCTTGAGATCCGGGAAGGTTCGACGGAATATGATCTGGCGGCTGCCTGAATACTGCATGGCATATTTCAGTGCATCCCAGATCGTTGCCTCAGACTTACCGCCGCCTGCAGCCCCACCGTATAGGATCTCGTCGGCCTCAGTCTGGTGGTAGACCTGCTGCCTCGGCTGCGGCTTGTAGGGTATAACGACCTTAGTCATCTTTGGTCATCCCCTTATCAAAGATTACTTGCAGAGCCCCGCCGTCCTGGCCAGTCAGCTCCACCTTTTCCTTGAACATGCCCAAGTGCCGAGCCACGTTCTCCAGCGCCTTCGCCTGATCATGCATCACAATTTCAAGCCCTGCCTTCGTCTGCTTAATACCGGAGTACAGCAGCTTAGCCCCGCCTTGGAGCTTACGGGTATCCTCGATATGCAGATCCGGACGTCCTTCACCTCGGCACTTCGGGCAATCAGGATGTGGATCTGCCAGACGATCAAAGCCATAACCTCCTGCCTCGCTCGGCAAGATATCCTCCACCGGTCTATCCAACTCCTCGGCCTTAGCCTCCGCATCGTTGATGGCATCTTCTAGCGCCTGGGCATATTCTTCTGCATCAACCCACTGATACTGGTGATTGATACCGTGGCAGTGCCGGCAAGCCAAGCGTCTCAGGTGGATCAGTTCGTTCGGATCCGCCGTAGCCAAGTCCCACCAGCGCCGAAGCACCATATCGGCTGTAACCTCGACCTTGGCTGCCCTCTTATCCATAGCTTTCTGAATCGCTGCCTGAACCTTAACATTACTTAACAATCTACTAGCCTGCTGTTCAGCCGTTTTAGGGCTATATCCTGCTCTGATTGCTGCCTGCGTGGCATTGAGGTCAATCAGGTATTCATCTACAAAGCGTTGTTGCTTGGCCGTCAATGCCATCGCGATCAGCTCCTTTATGTACTGTAAAAGAAAAAGCACCCCGAAGGATGCTTCTAATTTATCTCCTTAAATGCGGCGGCATTAGCTCTTCCACATTCACTGTAGGTTTGTACACCACTTTTGGAAATACGCCGTACACATGTCCGCATTGATTACAGAAAACTATCTCAAACCATGCATCTCCATTTTTGCTCTTTTCCGTACTTTCTACAGAGATAATTTGTTCAATTCCCTCGGTTTTGCATTCAGGACATTTTGGTTGTGCATGATTAGCCATAGATTACACCTCCTCTCTACTGCACACTTCGACGTATAGGAAGAATTTCCCTCTTTTGGTGTCGAAAGAACTAGGACAAAAGGAGGTGAGGTATTTGCTAGAACGCTTGTATGATGCCCTTGGAAATCACTGCCGTTGAATTGCATATAAAAAAAGCACCCTGGAGGATGCTCTTTACCTGCTACTAAGTAAATTATGGAGTTATTCTTACATGTACTTCTTCGAGTTCATTCCCATTAGCGTCTACTACATTAATAATACCGTGATCTTCCCAGTCCTGTACTTGGAAATTCCAATTATATGCTGTAACTAGTCCATTACCACTGACCCCGAAAGAATCCTTCGCGTATCCGGATTTATAATATGTATAATTACGCCCAGAACCTAATTGGTAAGTTTGCCCAACTTTTAATGTAATAGTGTACTTAAGAACTTTAGACGCGGTTGTGTTTACTTTTAAGTCTGCGGCACTTGCTCCTGCTATCCCTGAACTTAGTGCGAGAAGTAATGCTGCTGATGTAGCTAAAATTAATTTTTTCAAAATTTTAACCCTCACTCTCATTTTTTTTATCTTACTTCATTTATTCTATTAGCAACTTAAGAAAATTACAATATTTTTCTTCTAAAACATAAAATACCCTTAAATTTATTTTTATTGAATTAGTAGAATAACCATCCAAACTATTTGGCTTGATATAAAAATGACCGCCTCCGAAGAAGCGGTAAGCATGTTGCAAGGTTATGTTAATGCCGACATCAGGACTTGAACCTGAAACATTCTGCTCTCTGTTTGAAAGGGTACCCGCAGCGCTCTACCTATTGAGCTATATCGGCTAAGAAAAATCGCGTCACATGCAGGCAATGCCGTACATCAACGCGACTTTTTATAAATTGTCCACGATATCATTTTAACACGGGAATTTAGGCTGTGAGTCCCGACTTAGTCTCTATTTAGTCCCGGATTATTTTGCCAGTTTCAGATACATCCGCATAGCTTTCTCACGTCTTCGGTAAAACTCAGCTTTAGATACACGGGATTTCGCCGTTATCTCTTGCCAGTTCTTCTTCTCAACGAACGCTTGTTTCAGAATCTCGGCATAATCCGGTTTATAGTCCTCCAGCAGCTGCATCACCTGGTCAACCCGTTCAACCTCAGCCTGCAGATCCTGAAGCTCAGCCAGACGTTCAAGCACATCATCCAAGTCACTCTTGACTCCGCTTCGTGCATCGATCACTGCACTGATCTTATTTCGCAACTGTTGCAGCAAGGGATCGTCCTCTTCATAGAGTCCAATGTCGGGTACCGCTGCAAGTTGTGCCTTTACTCCTGCAGGATACCGATCCAGGTACGTATGCGCCACCGTCTCCAGCTGCTGCTCTTTACGGGATAGATACATGTAGCTTGGTCGTCCCCGTAAACGACGGTGAAGCTGCTGCAGCTCATCCTCCTCAGATAAGCGGCTAATGGTAATTCCTCCGCCGACCTTATAAGTCCCCAGTGCTTGGAGTCGTGCCTGCATCGCCTTGTACTCGGTCAGTTGCTCGATAACCTGTTGTTCTCTCGCGCTGGCCATAGGCTACTCCCCCGATGCTGACAGCCGATTCAGGATCCACCGTGCACGAGTCAGATCCTGAATCGCAGAATCCAAACGGTGCACCTCAGTGTTCGGTACCGCATTGATAGGCTCCCGTTGGCTCAGCTGCTCTTCCAGATCAGCATTCTGCACGGTAAGCCGGTTCACCTCGTCAACTAGATTGTCGCAATCTTCGCGTAAAGAGTTAATCGTTGCCAGATGTTCTGATATTTTAGCTGTTTGATCCTGGCTCAGTTTATATCCGCTCTCAAACATTCTCTTATACTCGATCCGATCTTGCTCAACCTCTTTTAACAGTGCCGATAAGCGATCGTTATCCTTGCACACCTCAACGCGATATTCTTCCAGCTTCGTAACCTCTGACGTCAGTCGCTCGATCTCCTTCTCTGCTTTAAGCAATAGCTCTTCACTAGGTGGTCCTGGTGGGGAAACGTCCTTTTCTCGCAGAAGTTTCTCTTGTTTAGGCTTCCTCGCATCTGCCCATTTACTGATATGGTTATATACGGTCACCTCAGTAACGCCCTGTTCTTTGGCGATCTGTGCAACAGACTTCCCCGAAGCACGTTCGGCATTGAACTGCTCTTCCGTCATCTTGAATTTTGTCATAGGCTTATCCTCCTGTTTAGTTCGATTCGATTGGGTAACGTTGTTCAACGCTTGGCCGAGTTTTCCAAGCTCAATGCCGATCGGACAAACTACACTACAGTGCGTTGTGATAAACGATGTGTTACCCCCATGTTCCCGGTTGTACTCTGTTTTGGTCTTGCATCCTTTGCAATGGTTATCCAGTAAATCGCTGATTTGATTAACGGTGTTGATGCGTGAACTCATCTATTTCACCCTTTCGATCCGGGCTTTCACGGCGTCCATTAAAGCATCTTGTCCAGTCGCTTTGCGCTCCAGTGCCGCCACGGCATCCTCATCCATGGTTCCCTCAGCAACCAATCGAATCACGACAATATTATGCTTGACCCCCTGTCGGTGAACCCTGGCATTCGCCTGCTGATCTTCTTCTAGGCTCCAGATCTGGTCGAACCAGGTAACCGTTCTGCAGCTGGAGTCCTGCAAGTTTAAACCGTGGCCAGCTGACTTGGGATGAAGCAGGAGAAGCGGCGTCTCATCGTTGTTCCAGGCGCGAATATCCTCGTTGCCATCTTTGCCTTTTCGCAGGATCTTGGCTTGCGGGAATCTCTCTTGGATCCGGCTAAGGCTGTGCTGGTAGTTATAAAACACCATAACCGGCTTGCCGTTTGCTGCCTCGATCACATCCTCTAAGGCATCAAGCTTAGCCTCATGGATCTCTTTAACTCCGCGATCCTCGTCATAGACCGCCCCGCTTGCCATCTGCAGAAGCTTATTACTAAGCACGGCAGCGGTCTGCGCTACAACATCCGCATCTGCATACTCGATCAACAGCTCCATCTCCAGCTTCTTGTAAAGTTCAGCGGCTTTTCCAGTGAGACGAACGGTCACGGTTCGATCAATGCGTTCAGGCAGCTCCAGCCAGTCTTCCGCTTTCATGCTGACGGCAATATCACTAATCGCCTCATAGATCCGATCCTCGGATTCCTTTTTCTGCTTCCAGTTGTACACGATATGTCCACTACGTTCACCAGGAACAAAGTACCGATCACGGTAAGCTGTTACGGTCTTGCCAAGTCGATCTCCCTGATCCAGCAAATAAACAGGAGCCCACAGATCCATAAGACTGTTCGGGGCAGGTGTACCCGTCAAGCCGATCAGTCGCTTGACCATAGGCCGGATCCGGCGAAGCGCCTTGAACCGCTTAGACTGGTGATTCTTAAAGCTGGAAAGCTCATCGATCACAACGGTATCAAACGGCCACTTGCTGCCATACTCACCAACCAACCATTCCACATTCTCGCGGTTAATGACCCAGATATCAGCATCAGCCTTCAAAGCCTTTCGGCGCTGATCTACGGTACCCAGCACCTTACTGATCCGCAGGTGCTGCAGGTGATCCCATTTGTAAATCTCACGTGCCCAGGTATCATCAGCTACACGAAGCGGTGCAATAACCAGTACGCGGTCAGCCTCAAAATAATCGTTCTGTAGCTGATCAATGGCCGTCAGGGTAGATACTGTTTTGCTAACCTAAGCCCATCTCCAGAAACAGGCCAACGAAAGGCGTGTCCAGAATCCGCTGCGTTGCATAGGCTTGATACTGGTGGGGAATGAACTTCATTTCGGCATCACCTCCTGAATGAACCGCTCGATGTCGGCTTCGCTGTCAATTTTGTAATGCACATGTCCCAGGGCTAACAGATCCTTTCGCCATTTCCGTTGTAAAGGCTCAAGGGGCTTACCTGGTGCTTTCAATTCCACGTACACGGTTTGTCCACCCGGCAAGATGGCCAAACGATCAGGCACCCCTCGATTACCAGGGCTAACCCACTTCGGCATCTTCCCTCCGATCCGCTCCACAGCAATCCGTGTCTTACGTTCCAGTTGTGATTCTCGCATAGAACCTCCCAAATTCTGGTGATCAGTTGTAACACCCTACACACGTATGCGTACAGAATGTGTGTTTAACCTATATCCCGTATCCCTATATATAGGTTAATTATTCTTTTTAATATTATTGATATATTTACTGTGATTACTGATACACACAATGAAATCCCTTATCAGTCATGGGTTTTTGGTGTATCAGTAATTTCATTTTCACTGATACGTCACTGTGATTACTGATCAAAATCTGTATCAGTAATCCGTTTACTGATACACCACTGATACAGGTTACTGATACACTATTCTTCTTTATGGAAGACGGTCTGCAAACCGTAACCAGGAATGCGTAAACGCCCTTTAGCTTCGTACCAGCCGGGAACTTTTCGCATAATGTCGCATATCTCTTTTGCCTCCCAGGGCTTCATGTCGCCCTTTCGTTTACTGAGGCATTCCACCCAGATTTGGGCTGCACACACCCGCTGACGCAAGCCTGAAGGACGGTCAAGCTCGTCCAGTTCCTCGGATTCCAGCCACTCCTGGATAAGACCCTCACGTGGATCACTCTCCATATGTGCCGCTTGTTGCCGCTCTGCTTCCATGCGTGCCTCACTATCCAGCTCCAAGGTTTCCCCCGCCTTAAACCAGCTGAGTACCTCTGCCCAGATTTGGCTCACATCTTCATCGGAAAGATGATCCCAATGGCTTTTTTCTGCTCGATCAGGAAATACTTCTATCGGCCAAAAACGGCGGTTTCCTGTCATGTCACGTAGGAACCCCTTCGTGTTCGTTGTACCAAAGAATACGCATTTCCGTGGAAACTCCGATACCTGTCTGTCATACGCAACACGGTACCGGTCTTCCGTTTTGGACAAGAAGGCTTTAACCTCTTCGACCTCGGTCTTCTTCATAGCCGATAGCTCCCCAATCTCGAAGATCCAACCTGACTGCAGGTGTTCCCCCGCCTCTTTGTTCTCGAATGTCCTCAAGCTATCACTGAACCACTCACGGCCAAGCTTTGCCAGTAGTGAGCTCTTGCCGGCACCTTGTGGACCCACCAACACTAGCATCTGGTCGAACTTGCACCCAGGACGGTAGAGTCTAGCCACAGCAGCAAGTAACATCTTACGTGTAACCTGACGTACGTAATGTGTATCAGCTGCCCCTAGATAAACGGTGAACAATCGTTCTGCACGAGGCATACCGTCCCATGATGTAGACTCCAAAAATGTCTTGATCGGATGAAACGTGTTCCGATGAACGACTTCCGTAAATGCGTTTTGAATGGTCTTTGCACTATTAATGTCATGAGCCTTTGAAAACCAGTGTTGCAGCCTCTTGTCGTCAGCTCCAAGCCAAGGTTCATACAGGCGTCCAGGACGCTCCTTTTCACGCCATGGCAGAGGTCTACGAATGACCTCTGCATTACCAAAAGCGTCATATCCAAGAATGTCGTTCCAGGTACCGTTTGATAGGATCAACTCAATGTTGCCTGCGGTGGGAAGCAGCTTCCCCGTCTTATGGTGGCGTTCCAGCTGTTCTAACCAACTATCATCCTCCGGTTCATCTTCATCATCGAAATCCACGTCTGCGAAGTCTGCCTGTAGTTCCGCACCCGCAGCACGATTCACTTCAGGAAGCCGAATCGCCCAATGCTCCATCGCCATATGACTAGGCTTCTTGGCATCTGGCGTGAACTCTTTCACTCGCTCATCCAAATGACCAAATTTATGAACTCGCACTAGATCGAATAAATTGTATGTCCGGCCATCACTGATCGGATCGCTGTCCTGGTGCGAGTAAGCGAGATCCTGTTCGGGATAGACCTCAAGTCCGTTTGCACTAGAGCCTCTAGTATAGGTATATCGATTGGTTATGGTACCCTGGCTGTAAATGTCGGATAGGAAATTCTCAATGCCTTCCTCAATCGTGAACGCCCTACAGAACAACCCAATGGTACCCATCTTCTCTCGGGGATCTTGAGCCCTCGTTGCAACGTAGCGCAACACCCGACCTTCTTCCGGATGCCGTGGCCAAGCTGCAACATCCTGCCAATCTTCATATTGATTCAATACCTCATCGACACTAAGGGCATCCCCTTCACCGATCTCCAGTACCGGCTCTGCATCCTTTGAACACGACGGCCAGTACATGAGCCGATGAACGTCGAATGTCGTTTTATCAAAATAGTTAATGCCGATCTGCTCCGCTAGCTTACGGCTGACGGCAGCGTATTCGTCCGGATTCATGGATCGATCTCCTGGAACGATTAGGCGATACTTTTGTTTATCTGGCCGGTGACTGTGCGTCGAATAGATCGCATACGCCCGGCCACCCAAGATCAGCTCCACGGCGAATGAGAATCCATCGTCAGCAAAGTCGGCATCGAGGGTAATAAGGCTGCGTGAATCCACGTTCTCCTTCTTCCGCCGTCCGCCTAGGATCAGACCACCGACGAATGAAGCGCCATCTTTGGTTTTTCCTTTTGCTGGCACACTCATTTTGTCATAGGCTGCCATCGTCTCCGCTGTCCGTCGAACCTTTCTGAGCCGATCAACAACTTCATCCCATGTCCAGTATTCCGGCTTCCAGCTCATGTCTGCGCGGTGCTTACCGAGCGATATGTCTAATTCGTGCATGTTGCCACCTCAATCTGTGTTTAAATCTTGTTCATAATTATATGAAAACCCAGTGCTTATATTTTTATTAGAGTTCATTTGAGTTACTATTTGAGTTACTATTAAGGAAGTAAAATAGAGACAACCCCCAATTAAAGGAGAGATTAAATTTTGGAAATCTCGATACAACAGAGTAGTTACCGCACCTTATTTATTGTTTCTGACAATGACACAGTATCCAGACTCGAAAAACTCATAAAGATTGAAAGTAACTATGAGATCCAAGAGATACATTATGATGCCGTAACTCAAATTAGCTTAGACCCTTTTGATGAGTCTGAATTAAAGCTAGCGCACCTGTATGTTTCCACTCAAAAAGAAAAGAGTGTTAAAGAATTTACGGACTTCATCGCTTCAAAATTGGAGCCCTCATTAAAATATTTAGAAATTAGTGAAAATTCGATATACAGGCTGTCTGACGAAGTCTAAAGTCAGTCCTTCTGATAAAATTCACATTCAAAGCCGGCTGCCTTTAGAGGCAGTCCCGGTGCCCATTCGATGGGTTGACCCATGAGGTCAGTTACTTCCTCCACCGAGCTAACATCCTCCGGAACATCCAGCACAATCTCGTCATGAACATGCAATGGAATATTGAAACCAGCTCGATCCATCCGAAGTAAACTCTCCGCGAGACAATCTCTTGCAATAGCTTGAACCAGGTTCTCCACCAGGGTACCGCCCCAGGTACGCTGCCGAACCATACGACCCGTTTTATCTGGAGCCATGAAGGATAATCCATCCTTATTGAACTTGGGATCAGGTCTGATCTCAGGCGAAGGATAGGACAAGCTGTGTCCACTCGGAAGATCCGCAAACAACATCCCCTTGGCGTATCGGTAACTTACGCCATGAGCCAATTTGACAACACCTTTTGTTTGAACAGCTTCGATAGCTGCAGCCTCAGCACGGTACCACAGCTTACGTATTTTAGGATTCGCATCCCGCCACTGTCTGACCAAAGGATCGTACTGATCTGCAGGAATCTCCTTCTTCTTATCCATCTGCTCCATAGCTGCTGCACCACCACCGAAACCACACGCCAAAGTGGCCACTTTTCCTGAAGCACGATATTTATAGTTTTCATGCCCTTTCACAATCGAGTCGAAGTCAATTCCAAACATACGTGAAGCCGTTGCTTCATAAATCTTGCCGTGCCCCGCGAAGACTTCCAGTACCCACATTTCATCAGCCAGCCAAGCAATGACCCTTGCCTCAATTGCTGAGAAGTCAGAAACGATGAAGCGATTACCCGGTGAAGGGATCAACGAGGTACGAATAAGTTCAGACAATACAAAAGGTGGAGCACCGTAGAGCATTTCCAGCAGCTCGTAATTTCCAGAAGAAAGCACGTTGCGTGCCCTGTCTAGATCCTCCAGGTGATTCTGCGGTAGATTGTGCATCTGCACCCGCCGTCCAGCCCAGCGCCATGTTCGACTGGCTCCACAGTACTGTAAGATCCCTCGAACCCTGCCGTCGTCACAGGTACCCAGCTTCATGGCATCATATTTATTGACAGAAGTTTTGCCCATCTCCTGCCGAAGCTCCAGCATACGGTGAGTCTCTTCCGTAGGTGCAGCATCCAGCAGTTCAGGCATGTTGTCTTTACTTAAACTATCGATCTGTAGCCCCTGATCAGCGAACCACTCTTTGAGCTGCGGTAAGCTATTCGGGTTATCGACTCCGGTCAGCTCCTTGGCTTCAACAAGTAACCGCTCTGTATATTGTTGTGAACAGGCAATAGCATGACCTATCAGATTCTCATCTACCCCGATGCCGTAATCGTTAATTTTCTGATCCAATGCCCATACCTGCCATTCACGTTCGGGTACAGGGAATCGCTCCAGACGCTTACGCACCTCGCGTTCCACCACAACGTCCTGCCGGTTATAATCCACGTATTGCTGCCAGCGATCCGTGTCATGGTACGCATAGTTACGAGTACGTCCACCATTGACCTTTGTCGGCTTGCAGGGAACACTGAAATACTTGATTAATGCCTTACCCTTGTTGTCCTTCTGAACGTCCAACCCGAGTGCCTTGGCTGCTCTATCCAGTGAACCGGGCAGCCCCAACGTATAAGCATGAGCCATAGAGCAACGCCAGTGCTTAGGTGGACACTCCATACCGAAATACTTGGCAATAGCTGCACGTTCAAACCCAGCATTCCAGGCTGTCTTGGTCACATCCATCCGAAGCGCGTCCAGGACGTCTCTTGGAATATCCTGAAAATCAGTTAGGTCGATAACTTGGACTGGATCGTCATCGAATGCGAAGGCGAAGAGTAGAATCTCGAAGTCCTCAGCCTCAACGTATCGATGAACACCACATGCTTTCAGATCAATGCTGCTGTAAGTTTCCAAGTCAATCTGTAACAAGCTCATGAACACCCCTTTCTCAAAGACCTAAAATAAAAGCAATATTCAAAAAAATGAGAACGTATTTTCTTAATTACACATAAGGAATATTATGTTATATTAGTCATGAAGCACCGCAGTTTTCTCCTTTTCTCGTGAGTAGCTCACTGTTTTCTTGATACATACAGTGGGTGTAATTCTAGCCCTCTGATATGTGTAATGTGTAACTTGCATTACATGTACATAAAAAAGGAGCTGAGAAAATGCAACTCAAATTTCGCGATTTCGAGTTAAATATCAAACAATCCATAATTATTGCGGTGATTACTTTAATTAGCGTGAGTATGGGATTCGATGCCTCTCTATTCAAATAGAGGGGTTTTCTCAATTTAATGAAAAAGGGGACCCTCACGAATCCCCAAAAAATACTGATTTACTGATTAGTTCAAGAAATCGTCTTCCTCATCACCGTAATCATCTGTATCAAAATCCTCATCCGCAAAGTCATCAGAAACGCTGCTCCGTCCACCAAGGAAGTCACCATCCTGCACCTTCACAATGTTGTTCAGTCCTGCCGCAATACCCTTGTTGCCTTTGGTATCGAATAGATAGAAGTTCACGCTGACTTTGGCAAAGCATCCACTGTACACTTCGGTGGTATCCGTGATCTCCTGGAACTTCGTTTTGCCGTTACTGTCTTTACCGATCGGCTTCACAATACCCGGTTTGTTCTTCGAGCTTGCATTGAAGAAGTAGTGACCTTCATACGCTTCATCATCTGGTCTTTCTTCATCACCATCACGAAGTGGTACATGGAATTTAGCAGGCAGTTTACCGCCATACTTCGCTTTCGCTTGTTCTTTCAACACATCAATGATCGCTTTGTATTTTTGAAGAGTTACCTTATCGTCTTTCGGGATTAGAAGAGAAGCACTATATTTCGGATCCCCGCCATCTATGGATTGCGGCTCCCATACGTTTGCATAAGAAAGTCTTACTTTTCCAGTCACCAATTTAGTTGTTTGATTGTCGATTGCCATTTGTACATTTCTCCTTTGAGTTGGTTTATTTGGTTTAACTACAGGGATTTTCTTGTATTCAAAACGCCATTTGTAGGCATCCTTACCGATTTTATTGAACAGTGCTTTTTGGGCAGCCTTGGCCGAGGGTTCGGATATGCCGAAACACCATTTCTTCGACCAGCTGCTCCACACACCCCACTGATCAGACATCGAAGTCCTCACCCGCAAAATCAGTATCTACGCTATTAAGCTCAGGCCGTCTGTCTGTCTCAACGACAAGCACAGGTTTACCTTGAGGCTTAACGATCAGATCACCGATCAGGACAGATAGCTCCTTTTTACCGATTCGTTTTTCCAGCTCCCCAATACCATGCAGTTCACGTGGTTTGAGGTACTTGTCCGCTTCGAGCGTTGCCTGTTCAAATACTTTCCACGCAACATCCTTATCAGAAATTGCACGATTACTACGTCCCTCCACCAGTTTCCAGCCCGGGATTCGCTGACCGGTCTTAGCCTGATCAAACGCATAACTTTGAACATCTTTCGCCCAGGACTGGAGCTGTTCAGCGATAGGAAGAATTGCACCGATCTCGTCCAAGTCAAGTAGAGCCGGATCCTGAAATTCATAGGCTATGGCAGCCATGTTCGCGTCTGATCGAGCGCGGCAGTTCCCTTTGACCTTGCACCACCGGCAATGATCTCCAGGCTTAAATTCGCCTTCTCCGGCGTCAGCAAGTGCTGCAGCAGGTCGCACAATTTCCTCAGCCCAGAATAAAAGCTCATCTACCGTCATGGTGTCAGTAGTGACACTGTCGAGACGGGGCTGAACAATCGTCATGCGAATTTCCTTAATGTCGTAGAACATGCTGTACTCTGACCAGGAACCAAGCGCATAAAGGCGAATCTGTGGATTACCAAACGCACTAACCGGCACACCTTTACCGTATTTCAGGTCAATAACCTCCATGACCCCATCAGAGATCAGCACTACGTCACCGATCCCTTTACCGTCCGGTACCCACTCTGAGAAATCAGCCTGAGCTTCCAGCAGCACTACGGCATCCTTGGAACGTGCCTTGGCTTCCATAAACCGTTCTTCAACAAGCTCACAGTATTCCGTGACGGCTGTTTCCATCTCTGCGCCATAGAACAGATTCGTATCGATGAAAGTCTTCATCTTCCCGTCCAGATCTTTACGACGCTTGGAATCACATACGGTTAAGCGACGCTCCAGCCGAAGCTCTGACAGCTCATGAGCTGCCGTCCCTTCGTCAGCAAATTCACTGCGCTTGTCTGGCATATGCTCCGTGAGTCTGGCACTCGGTGGACAGTTAATCCACTGGGATGCCTTAGAAGCACCCAGCAGGGCATGCTTCCGCTCCGAATGTGCAGGGGCTGTCATTTGGACATCCCCACCAGTTCGCGAAGGAAACCAATTCGCTGTTCATTCGGAATAGCCGTAACATTAGATACTCCGTATTTCACCAACAAGGCCTTAATCTTCGCCTTACCTACTTCTCCTGATTTTTCAGTTGCGGCTGCACGAAGAGCAACATCATCTGGGATATCTTCATCCTCAGAGTCTGTATCGGACACAGAGTCGGAATCTGAACCAGCTTGTAGATCTTCCTCCTCTTCTGTAACTACTGGCTTGTCCTCTGCAGGTTTTGTAGTAGCAGATTTACTAGTAGTACGACGTGGTTTAGGCTCCTCTTTAACAGGAGTGGCAGAAGCAGCCACCCGTACGTTACCGCAAAGACCAAAGGATAGAGCAGAAAGCTCACGAAGAGATTCGGCTGCATCAGCGCCGGTGATATTAATTTGAACTGGCATATATAATTCCTCCTAATAATTAGTTTTGGATAAGTTGTGAAGCCTTCGTAATACAAGGTGTGCAGATATGTTTACCATGGAATGATTGCAGACTTTCAGTGTTACCACAGAAGAAGCAGCCAGGTTGATACTTGCGAAGGATGATCTTGTCACCGTCTACGAAAAATTCCAGCGGATCTCCTTCTTCAATAAAGTGAGTACGGCGAAGTTCAGCCGGAACAACTACACGACCAAGATCGTCAATACGACGTACGATACCCACAGCTTTAACACTCATACTGCATCTCCTCGCTTCCGTAAACTGGCTTTGAATCGGGATAAATATTTGAGGGAATGAATACGAGCTTGACGCTTGGCATTCTCGTAAGCAGCAAACTCCAAACAGATCAACCTCTCATCGCGAGTAAGGGCAAGCCAAACCTTTCCGGTAACTGTCATTGCATAATCCTTTCTGTCAGTGATATACTGACGGCAGAGTGTTTTACAGGGCAGCTGACAAGGGGTAGGATCCTTCCAGCTGCATTTTTGCGTGCAGACGATTCCGATAAGCGCGGTACTGCTTGTCTGCATGTGTTGCGACCTTAATACGACCACTGCGGCGCATCTGGCTTGCCAGTGCCAGGTAGAATGCACAGGCTGCTGTGTAATGCTGCTCAGTCATTAATGGCAAAATTCTCACCTCCTTTCAGGCTTCCGACTCTTCAATGATCTTGAAGAACTCGCTGGCTTTCATTTCAATCAGTCCCTCAGGCGGATCTCCTTCGAATGGATCCAGACTGCAATACACGACACCATCTATTTCAAATAATCGACTTCGTATCCGCCCGCCCCCAAAACCTCTGAAATAAAACGGTACGTAGGGCTTTCTTAGCACTTCTAGTCCTGCTTCCCTCAACGCCTTAACCCAAGCTTTACCGATACGAGAATTGAGTTTAAACTTCCGCAGATTCTGATCAATCGGAGCACACAGGATTGAACCATACGAGCTAATGTCCTTTTCTGTTGGGACAATGTGCAAGGCTTCTGTCGTAGCCCAGTAAACTGTTGATTCAATAGCGTGTGTAGCAGTAAAATCAGTGACCAGATTACGGATCGCTTTTGAATTATCACGATACGCTTTAAAATCATGGTGAAGGCTGCTGCCCTCGGTTACTTTGAAATAATGTTCCAATTTGCTCACTCCTCGTCTTTGGATTCATCCTGTAGGCTTAATTCAATTTTGTATCCAACATATCTCCATAGTAGAGATTCCATTTCGGCTTCAATTCCCTCACCTTTTGGTATTGCCCCTGCCTGTGCCAGCTCCAGCGCTTCCTGATCAGAGTTACAGAGCGTTCGAATCAACGTGGATCGATTTCGAACCAATCTGAGAAATTCCTTTTTAAGCATTCGGGAATCATCAGAATCCAATCTAGAAATAGGTTTGCGTGATTTACGAAGCTTCCCACGTTTTGGTAAAGCACCATCCAGTAGGGAATCTACAGAGACATTAAAATGGTTTGCAACTTTTTTTAGGTTATCAATAGATGGAGAGCTTTTAGCCCAGGTATAAATCGTTCCTCTTCCAAGACCAAGTTCAATTTCAACCCTTGGGATAGACGTTTTGGTCTGTTCGCAAAGCGTCTTAATGGCAGCAATCAAAGACATTTAACTTACTCCTCTCCAGCCGACACCGTTGTGATGCCGATCGACTTGGCCGCACAGCCCATTTTGCAGTACAGGTGCTGGCCATAACGTACAGCTAGCTGACCCTCCACGATCTCTGCAGCACATTCCGGATTAGCGCAGAAGTCCATTACTTCTGGCGGTGATAGGCTTGGTGTTTTGTTCAAGTTCAGGCTTCCTTTCTTTTCACAATTTTCGAAGCGACATATCTATCAAGATCCGTTTGCCTACAATAGAACTGTCCTCGCTGCTCGAAGTAATCAAGTTCATTGCTCTTCATCATTTTCCGAACAGTATCAGTGGAAAGTTTCAAGTAGCTTGCAGTTTCCTTGACAGTGAAGATATTCGCGTATAACATTTGATTAATGGTCGGTTCCAGCTTTTTCAGGATGCTCTTCTCTAAATCAGATTCAATATCTGATCGAAGCGCTTGAATTAGATCAGTTGTCTGCATATTAATTAGACTCCTTTACTAGCTCGTCCAAGGAAACACCTAGAGCTGATGAAAGCTTAACTAGTGTTTCTGCGTTAGGCCCCTGTTTCTTTGACTTCAGACTGTAGATGGCTGTCATAGAAACTCCACTTTCTTTCCCCAGTCTGTAAGGCGTCCAGCCTTTCGCATCAAGCAATCTTTTTACGTTCTGGTCGATTGTCATCCCCATGTTTGTCTCACCTCCTGAACACATAATATAACTTTTAAAAGTTGTAAACAATGTCGAATATAACTGTTTAAAGTCACAAAAAGCCGTATTTACTCTTCTTTCCTCCGCTTCTCTTGACATAACTCAATATTACAAGTTATTATAACTTTATTAAGTTATACCTTAAAAAAGTTATAGAGAGGTTGTTACCAGTGAGTGTCTCAGAAAAATTATCTGAACTTATAAAAGAAAAAGGACTTAGTGTTTACCGTATATCCAAGGACACAGGAATCCCATACACCACGGTAACTCAAATAGTTAACGGGAAGACAAAAAGCCCACGATTCGATTTACTTAAAACCCTTGCAGAGTATCTCGGTGAGTCTGTTGATACTTTCGCTAGCTCTGAAGAAAACGAAGAACATGAATCACCTGATTGGGCTACAGCAAAAGATATGAGAGATTTTAAAAAGATGCTCGAAGAAGACGAACCTGTTATGTTTGATGGTGTGCCAATGAGCACTGAAGATAAAGAGAAAGTAAAACGCATTATGGAAGCTTTGTTCTGGGAAGCTAAAGAGTTGAACAAAAAAACATACGGCCGAAAAAAGAAGGACTAGATTATGGACGATATCGTTCAGGGACTTATCAAACAATTTAAGACTAACAACCCTTTCGAAATCGCGGAGCAATTAAATATCCATATTCGATACTCCAATTTAGGAAGTAGTACACGCGGATTGTATTATCGAAAGCTAAGACGAAGATTCATAGTAATTCATGAAGATTTAAGTGATCCATGGAAGAGGTTCGTCTGCGCTCATGAATTGGGACATGATCGTCTTCACCCAGGAATAAGTAGATTCTTTATAGATGAGCAGTCTTTCTTTAATGCGGGTAAATACGAACGACAAGCCAATCAATTTGCGGTTAAGCTTCTATCTGATGGAATTACTCCTGAACCTGGCGAAACCAGAGAGCAACTTTTGCGCCGTTGCTCAGTGCCGATTGAACTACATAACCTACTGTGAACTTGCTTTGTAGCATCTGCGAGGCGATTCACTATACCCAAAATAAGAACATAAGTTCCTTAAAGGAGGTGGTTTTTATTGAATTGTAAATTTAAGGGATAAACTAATTCATTTCAGAAAGGAAGGTAAACATGGCTTGGAGTGAACATCTAGGCGGCAATAAATACAAGATCGTTGAGCGAGATCCATCAAAGGCTTCCAAACCCAAACGATCTGTAACGGTATATATGCCAGAAGATCTCAAAACAGAAAAGAAAAAAGCAGCCTGGCTGGCGCTTGAAGAAGCTAAATGGAGTGAAAAAGTAGTAGGAGGTGAAGTTATTAGGCAAGAAGATATTACATTCAAAAACTTCATCCCAAAATGGGAAAAGGGATACGCTATGCAGAATATGGGCGAGTACACGCAGAACGTGAACCTGTACAACCTTAATAAGTATGTAGTCCCTGAGTTTGGTCACCTAAAAATCGGTAAAATAACAACTCTTTACATCGTTACCTTCTTTGGAGACCTCCGGCGCGAGAATGGTAAAGAATTCGCCACCAACACGAAACTGAATATCTACAAAGCGATCAAGTCTGTGTTCGATGCCGCATATGAGTGGGAGCTGATTACAAAGAACCCCATGGATGGTGTGCAGCGCCCACGAACCAGCAAGAAAGAAAAGAAAGCCATGCGTGGGGTTAAAAAGGCATTCAATACCTCAGAGACTGAAACCGTCCTGTTGGCTCTATATGACCTTCCAGACAGGTGGAGGCTTTATTACACTGGTTCTCTTCTTGGCGGCTTCAGAAGAGGCGAATATTTAGCCGTAGAATGGTCAGATGTAGATTATGATCGAGGTGCCATCTGGATTGATAAGCAGATCACGTTTGACAAGAACGGTAACAAGATTGAAGGCGAAGTGAAAACAGAAGAATCTGAGGGCTGGGTGTCTATGCCTAAATGGTATATGGCTCAACTCAAGGAATATGAACGTGAATGGAAGAAAGAGAAATTGCAGTGTAAGGATTGGGCTGGAGGAAATAAATCTTATGTGTTTCATGGCGGTAAGGGTATTATGTACTTCCCTACGACCCCCACAAGCACCTGGAGGAAGTTTCTTCAGAAGAGGGATATTCCTCACGTGAAACTACATGGGTTACGTCACACGGCGGCCATGTTGCTCAGAGAGAGCGGAGCCGACCTTAAAACGATGCAAGAACGATTGCGACATACCAAGATCGGAACAACTGCGGATATCTACACCCATTCGTCTGACATGATCTCCAGAGAGGCAGCAGACCGTTTAGAGGTGTTTGATCCTAAAAGATTGAGATTTGCCCCATGA